TACTTCAATAAGAGCCACAGTTAAATGCGTAGGGATTACTAGGCCAGTAACCCCAGCCCCAAGAGCTACATCAGTAGCCTCTATGTTACTGTCCAGGGCTTGAATAGAATTTAACTCAGTCCTAGTCTGCCTAATCCAGTAAGGTAACTGAGCCACATGCTCCTGATCAGTCGGTTTCGTCACGTCTAGCATCGTCTATCTCCTGTATGAAGATATCAAGAATCTCCAGCATATAGTCTATAGCTTCCATCCTACCACCGACTCGAGCTATATGAGTTAAGTCTTTTATATCAGAACAGATTTGAGCAAGAGATACAACCTCATCCCCTGCCATTCTCCTCCATGTCCCTAATTCTCTCTTTATATCCTTCCATAAAACAGATCCCTTAAATTCCTCAATAGCCGCTTTAGTAGCCCTAAGATTCATCGCCTTGTATTTCATTAGAAGGCCTCATCAGTAGGAATCATATTACCTGCTTGGACTTCTCTCTCAACCTGTTTGTCAGGCATAACAGTTGGATTTATTCTATTAACATTGCGTTTGAAGTCCTCTACATTCTTCGCTCCAAGTTGCTGCGCTATGAACATAAAGATTCTAGTAACATCAAATTGCTGATTTAACTCTGGAGTGGTTCCGATAGTCTGAAACAACTGTAACCAGGCATCACTAAAGTTACCTCCAGGTATCGAACCATCCCTTACGATAGTATCATAATCCACCGCTAAGTCATAAATTGACACAGGAATACGACCCTTTGCTCCAAAGGTATTGATTAGAGCCTCAGCATTCCTGCCCATAGCCTTTACATATACTTCTTTTGACATAAATTGCTGAGTATGAACAGCGAACATTGTTCCTATGTCCTGCATATACTGCATACCTATAATCATAGCAAGACGCTGTAAGCGACTAATAGCACTACCACGAGTTCCTTGAAATTCACCTTTAGTTAATCTATCAGGCCCGCCTTGACGTTGAGCGCCAGACATAGATTGATCAGCGCCGGAGATACGATCCATCCACTGGGTGATATATGCTGAGTCAGCTATGTTCTGTCGAGTTATATCTGTTACAGGAAACTGTTGGACAACCTTGTCAACTCCCTTTCCCCATGCAGGACGACGTAGGCGAATAAGTTTACCTGGTTTAGGATCTTTAATATCCTCAATGTTTACAAGGTAAGGATCAACTACAAACATATCGTTGATGGCCTTACGGACGTTAGCGGTATGTGAGTTGAAGAGCCAGTCCAATGTCTCTTGCAGTCCAGATAAAATCTCAATCCGTCCGATAGGCGTCGGACTATATCCATCAAACTCAGGGCTTGCTATACTCACAGGATACATTCCGTGAGCAAGGTTAGATTTCTGTGCTTGAAGAATTACTTCATCAGAGGCAAGACAGAACATCCATTTCTCTGGGTATTCACTCTTACCTAACTCCCAGTCTTTAGGAATTAGGTTGACATACATATAGAGTTTGTCTACTGGGGACAGAGAACTCACGACTGGAGGACTAGTCTTTTTGAACTTAAGTTCTCTATCAGATTCATCTACTGAGAAAGTAGATCTTCTATCCTTTACATGCTTGAGATATTTAGTATTAAACATCTCTTGAGGTGAACCCTGCTCTTCACTCAAGATATTCATGTAGTTATCTCTAACCATCCAGCCTACGAATTCTCCGTCTTGTATCTTATCACTACTGACTGAAGGATCAGGGAACCACATATAAGGGTCGATGCTTTCCAGTTTGTTTCCCTCAAAGATAACATCGTCTATCCATTCTATTTGTTGAGAGGAACTCTGGCCCATATCACTTTCAGTAATAATAGACGACTTAATAGGTCTACGTCCTCTATTCACTGTCCAAGCAGGAGTAGATAATCCTATGCCATAACTTAACGAATCCCTTAATGCAGTATGAACAGCCAAAGGAACTTTAGACTTATAGCAGTGGAGTCTAATCACAAGTTCCATGAGCATAGCACCTTGGATATCTTCAGGACCTACTCCTTCATACTGTATCATAGGATCTTGGAAGAATGCTAGGGAGAGATAAGTTAACAAGGCCTCCAGCATTGAGTAAGTATAAGGGAATATTATAGACACTGGTTTTGTAGAATCTTTTTCCTTTATCTGTATTTCCTTATCTTTCAAGGGAATATAAGTAGTTAACACCTGATCTATTTTTCTCCAGCTAGGAAACCTCTTTGAGGTCTCATTCCTGGAATCTCTAGCCCTGGACATAAGTTGGTCTTTTATCTTGGTATGAAGTTTAGACCCAGGCTTAAGGTCCAATCCCTCAGGATAACTATATTTATAGTCAGCCTTATAAATATCCGAGTCTACTTTTGATAGGGTGGTATCACCTGATACAATATAAGGCATGTTTATACTCCTAGTTGATATTCTATCCACCTTAGTATTTCTATATAAGGTTGATCTTCTTCAAGCATGAAATAGTGATTAGGAGGAATAATTACGGATAGAGTTAGTTCTACATACTCATTTCCTCCGAGAGCTTTAGCAACTATGCCGGTGATGATAGTAGGTGGATCAACAGCTTCTTCCAGAAAATTAGCTCTAGCACCTTCTAGTGGAGTCGTTGTAGGTGCTAGTGTTGGAGGAGCTGGAGTCGTTAATACTGTTGTAGGTGCCAGGGTAGTAGCTAACGTAGTCGGCGCCAAAGTTGTTGGAGCTAAAGTTGTTGGACTAGGATTTTCTCTTAGCCTCAATGATATCTGAGCGAATGTTAGATAGTTTCCATTCTGGTATACTGTATTAAGCGCCCGCCCAGCTGTTACATCCGAGAAGGTGGGTACTAATGTATTAGCTAAATCTTGGAGCCTAACTATATGATTAGGATTAGTAGGTGCATCTTCTATCAATATCTGCCCATCGCTTACTATCGCACTATAAGATTCCCCAAGGAAGTCCCCATCAGCATCATTGATGAGATCAGTATCCTCGAAGAGGAAAGGTCCTACTGTTCCTATATATAGTTTACGTAGTGCCATTTAATGCTCCGTCAAATTTTAACATAAGCGCCAATCATCGACAGGTTTTTCATATTTAAGTTCTTTATACTCAGCCTCTGAATTCCCCGGGTCTTGATCAGGGATCATGTACCTCCCACCAAGTTCAAGCATTTGAATGAGGTATGCTAAGGCATCCATAATGTCCCAGAGTTTAGACCTAGGAAACATAAGTAACTGACTTTCCAGAGCACCTATTTTAAGGCAAGCTAAATTATGATAGATATATCCTAGGCGATAGAAAGGTACTAGTTCCCTAATCCGTCCTTCTTTCTTCATCAACCCTCCACGAGGCTTTAGCCAGTGAAGGATGTGAAACTGCTGACGAACAAACATCTGGTTTCGCATAGGCTGCTTAATAAACTCATTTAGTGAAGTTTCCTCAATGCCTATCGCCATAGCATTTAGCCTAGCAGCCATTTCAAAGATAGCGTCGTACAGTTGATCAGGATAGAATTTTTCAGACACTATATCACGAACTAATACTCTTGCGTTAGCTAGATCAATTCCTAGACCTATGATAGCTGACTCAGCTGAATGTAACTTTACTGTCTTAGCAGGATCAACTATTACAATGTTTTCTATCCGCTCATCATTAGTTATTTCAGCATCCGTTAGACTAAGGTCCCTATCTCGTAAAGGTCTATCATGAGTAACATTATAGTAACGAAAGTAGTCTTTTTGAAAACTAGCATCTTTTGTAGATATAGGAAGATTCCTAAGTTCCCGAAAGAAAACATCTGTTTGTCCAGCTTCCTGGTGATCTTGCCATTCCTTAGTAATATCAGCTTGAGACATGAACTCAGGAGCAGTTGGTACGAAGTTGTCGTCGCAAGCTTCGAGACGGACAGAGCTCCATATAGATGATTCTAATAAATGCTGAAGCTGTGAGTCCTCATGTTTTAAGGTGTCTATGTAAACTATCTTCCAGTTCTTGTGGAGCCTTGGGACAGACTTCATAACATCAGCGTATAGCCACTCACGTTGCTTTCTACGGAATTCCTCACTAATGATGTTCTCGGTATTTTCCAGATCATCAATAACTATTAGCCCTGGCCGAGAGTTCTTATATAATACTCCACGAACCTGTTGACCAGCACCCCTGGGAAGCACTAGGGTCTCATAGGCTACCCAAGCTTTTTTGGAGAAAGATTCCTCAAAGTCCTTATCACCAGTTTCTATCTTCACCTTACCAAATAGTTCCTTGATTATAGGATTGCTGACTAGTTCACGCCGGAGGTTCTCGGTTTGTAGTGAAGCTGCATCATGACTCATATTGATATAGACAATAAAGTCTGTTATGCGAAACAAGATGTGTCTGGCAATAAGTGCCAGTGCCACAATAGACGTCTTCCCCCAACCTCGAGGTGCAGCAATGGCTACTAAGTTCTTCGACACATCGTCTATTAGATCAAATATCTTACCATGGACAGCTGGAGCAAACGGCTGATTGAAGCGCTCAGGGAATATAGTAGTAGCAGTCACCTGAGTACTAACACTGCAAGCAGCCAAAATATCCATGAGTTCATTGTCTATCATTTGTGATCCTAAAGTCAAAAATTTACATAGGTTAAATCATGAACTTCTGTGCCAATCCTACTCCATATAGATGTGGAACCTGCTCATACCGATTATCCCCAAGCCATTTCCGAGCGTAGTAGATAATATCAGATCGACTCCGCCCCACCTTAAAGAACTTCCTGAACGCAGCTGAGAAAGCACCCTGCCATTTACCGTCGATATAGGCATCGGCTGAGGTTTGGCTGGATTCACAAGCCGACCAGAGACAGACGTTAGGTGGTAGTTTGGTTGGCTTGGGAATAGGAATTGTATCAGTCTGACTACCAACCATGATCCGAGTGGAGTTGGGAAGAAACCTGGCCTTGTCGTAACTCAGCCCCATTGCCTTGAGTTGACTGCCTTCCGGGGCATAGCAGCAGTCGAGAATGATGTCCATGTGGGCTTCGGGATGCAGCTCTTTGATTACCTCTCCAATGAACCGAGCAGGAATCACCGAGTACATATTCCACCAGCCGTTTTCCTCTTTGGTGTCATAACAGCAGAGCAACTCCTGCATACCATCGGCCTGAGTAGTATCAGGCTCATTCGTGCCGTGGCTGGAGTGGGTCCAGAGGATATGGTCTCCCGGCTTTGACTGCTGCACCGCCGTGAACACATGGCCCTTGATACGTTCGGCCGTGGCCTGGGAATCCAACAGTAAAGAAATACTTGACGGTTCAAAGTCCAGGTAGTTTAGGGCCAGGAGGTTCATCTGCTGAGCGTCCTCTATACAACCTCTTAATTGCGCCCCAGGGTCGTGTTTGTAGTTATTGATGCCAGAGATAATCGCTTGATTACTCATAAACCCCCCTCATTGCCTTATCAGTCAAAGACCCACTGCGAATCATCGCCCACAGCATTCCTCCTACTCCCGCCAACATTGCAGTCAGCGGGATGAGGAGGTATTTCATAAACCATAGCCAGCGGTTACTCATTTACCTAACCTTCCCCGCCTGAACCCGCAGCGCAGGAATCGCCGGAGGCATTTTTTGCTGACTTGCCATCTTGCCCGTCATCACCTTAGTTTGCATGGCGGAGGTCAGGGTTGCATACCACGCTACCGCCGCTTGAAGGTCTGTAAGCAGCACACAAGCCCCAGCCTGGACGAGAGCAAAGATAGTCTGCACTTGGGCCGTGGTAATGGAAGTGTCAGTAATCATATTGGCAATGTCCACACCACTGGTAATAAAGGAGAGCACAGAAGCAGCCTCAGCTTTTTCCTCAACGGTCGGTGAGCAGAACAACTCCTGCGCCGCCGTCAGGCAATTAGCCATCGTGTCGGTAGTAATCATAGTTTCAGGATCAACCCGTTTGCAGGTGCAGCCCATAGATACTAAGGACAACACCAGCGCCAGAACAATAACTGCACTGATTTTCAGATACTTTTTCATGTTATCTCTCCTTGTTCTTTGTTTAAATACACATTTCATGCTTGAGGCATGATATACAGAGTAGCTTATTGCCACTTACATAATGCCCGCCACATTTCAGTGAGCACAGAACAGATAAACACGTGCCTCTTTGATGACACCTTTCGCAAGCGTGCGCAGAATAGATTGTTGGAGTTGCACGCCCACGATTTAGTTTTTGTAATTTCTCATCAATTAAATGCACCAAGTCTTTAAGGTCCTCACTCGGCAAGCCAGCCTGAATCTTGTGGTTGATCTGGTACTTAATGTCGTGGAGGAAGGCTTCGATTGGGGTCACTGTTAACACCCCTCTTTGGTTTTCAGTGCTGCCTCAAGCGAAGTTGGAGTAGCGAGAACATCCTGAGCCATTTCCTTAACCCTCACCTCTTCATAGGAGGGTGTCTTAATCGCATCAACCGCGGCCACCACCCCCAGAGCATCACTCTTGAGCGCCACACCAGGAGGCGAAGCCTGCGGG